GTCCGCGCAAATGGAGGCATATGCAATATGCCATGGTAATGAGGGATTTATCAGCCACTTTGAAAATTTCTGTAATGAAACTAACAATGGGGCCTTCCTCAATTACCTAAAATCACAGTCTGAAATTTACCAATCAGACAAACCTTTAGATTTAAACAAAATTAAATTGCGTAAACTAACGGCAATATGTGATTCTGGTAATAAGAGTCGAACAATCGCAATTAGTGATTATTGGACTCAGTGTCTGTTTCAACCCATCGAATTGAAGGTTAATACAGTAATGAATAAATTATTTAAATTAAATAATGCATTCTATTCACATGCTTTAGGCTGACAAAAGATCCAAGATCTCGATCCAGAAATGAAATCGGGACTTGTCTCTTTAGACGCTGAAGCTTGAACTGACAATCTGCCTAGTTCACTACAATTTGTAGTGATCAAGACATTGTTTCGTCAAAAAGTTGCTCTAGCGTGAAAAGCGCTAGCAGTGGATTGCCACTGAAACTTGGGTTCATCGACCAAAACCATCAAATATGGTAAAGGTCAAGGTATGGGTACGAAGGGAAGTTTTGCTATTGCTCAACTTACCAACTTACTTTTTATAAAGTTCTTGTATCAAGAACTTTATCCGACTAATCAAAACCCCTTCTATTTAGAAGTTGGTGATGATATGGTTCTTTGAGATCCGTTAAATAAATTTGCGGAACAATTTGAACGTATCGGAGTACCAATTAACACAAATAAGTCCAAAACTTCAACAGCTTTGGGCAACTTTGTTGAATTCGTCTCACGAAATTCGTGAAACGAAAATGATGTTAGTATAATAAGTCCTTCACTTGCCGTGAAATTCAGGCAGAATGATTTTTACATACTAACTTTTAAATACCATTTATTAGAAAGAGGACTAACTAATTATCAATTAGATAACTTGTTAGAGATGAAAGTAAATACTTTCATCAACGAAAATAAATCGACTAAAACAACAAAGATGTTGATTAAGCATAAAGAAGTAAAATTCTTAGCTAATTTAGTCGAATGGGTTGAATCCCGTGAAAATGAAAATTTCATTTTCCCGAAAGATTGTGTAACGTTGTCAAACGAACAATTGATAAATTTTCTAATTGTTCTGGCAATGTCACCAGCGGTTAAGAGTTATTTAAATTATTTTTCAAATAACACTACCTATGATGACAGATTGACCAACGAGAGAAATTTCGTTATGAGTCAGAATTATATCAATCAAAACGGTAATATATGAGAATTCTCATATACTAACGGCTTGTCTGTTATACAGATAAGAAACTTAATGTCTAGTTCCACTTTGTTTGACAAGATGGAACAACGTAAAGTCGTAGGTTATAAGGCCTACGTAGAGGGGATAGTTCATCCCGAACTACTCCTAAATGATAGTGATTCGGATTTGCTACCGAATTACAGAATAAATTGTCACGCCTTATGGAAGTTAATTTCATTAACCGCCGCGTGCAATGACGTCTTTCTAGACATAAAATTAGTATCTAGAATGACACTTACTAGTAAAGAAAATACTAAATCCTTACTAGCACTATTCGGTGATCTTAACCGGAGTCTCCACACATCCGTTGACTATGTTGACGGTGTATGGAAAATCACTTACCCTTGAAAAGATTCAGGTGGTAAGTCGATTGATAAAGAGATAACTGACGTAGACTTACGTCGGCATCTCGATCTCTTGGGTTTGACCCCTTACTTCTCTGAGATTCTAATTCTGAAAAATTATTTAGAATATAATCCTGAAGTTAAGGTGGGTAGCTTATTTGATAACTTAGTTGAAGGTTCGGATAAAATTTCCGATTCGGACCATAATCCTATTTCAACGGTGACCAAAGGAAGTGAGAATGATTAACTCACTCCAACCGGTAGTAAATTAC